ACCCCGGAAGTTCAAAATTGGTTGAATGCTCATCCACGATTTGTGCCCCATTTTATTCCAACCAGTTCAAGCTGGCTCAATTTAGTGGAACGCTGGTTTGGGGAATTAACACGCAAAGCTATCCGACGCGGTGCTTTCTTCAGTGTCCCGAATTTAATCCAGGCAATTGAAGACTTTTTGCAAGCCTGGAATGAAAATCCAAAACCATTTCTCTGGACTGCAAAGGTGAAGGATATCCTCGACAAAATTGCTCGCGCCAGAACAAAACTGGAATCTATTGCTCCAGGGGCTTCGCTACCCGTAAATCGGAAGTTGAAAAAATAATATGTATAACTATTTAAGAGACACTACACTAGATCGGAAGCGTCTTTCAAAAAAACCGAAAAACCGAAGGAGACGCCGGAAGACGCACGGGAGCGGTTTTTGACGCAGCGCGCCGGGCGTTGCCAACCGGCGGAATCGCTTTTAGCGGAGGCGTCGTAAAGTCGTCTTAATCGCCTTTCGGCTCAGATGGAGAATAACACGTTGACAAACGATTTTGAAAGCCGCTATGATACGCCCGCGCTGGCAAAATCCAGCGCCGGGTTTAGCAGCCTGAATGTTACTTTGGCGGACATCCGCCACTTGGCGGTTTTTTTGTGTCCGTTGCATGGCGTTCCTATGGGCGCGTTATGCGGGAGGCTTCGGCCTGCCGGTTTCCAAAGTAGCCGGTCTGCTAACCTGCATAGCGCGCCCGCCCTTTTAGCAGAGGGCAGGCGGGAAATTACAACCGCTTACTTTGGAGAAACCGCCATGTCAGCAACAGCTTTACAATTCCCAAAAACTCAAAAAACCGTTAACCCGAAAACACTCGAACTTACAACCCTGAAAGGCGAAAGCCCGCGTGAGCATCTTCTGGAAATCCTGGATGGCTATATCGCGCTATCGTCTTTCGTAGATATTTTAACCGGCTCGTCAGACAACCAGCTTGCCAACTTCGGCGCTATCTTAGAGCCGATTGTTGAAAAACTGTGCAGCATAACCGAGTTGAAGTTTTGATTTTCAGGAGGAAAAAATCATGAAAAAAACGAAGGAAGTAACCATAACGATTGACGATGATATCAGCAACGTCGATGATGAAAACGAATCCATGCTTGTACCTATCCGCGTGCTGCATGAAATCCGCGACGCATGGCTCGCCCTGGTGTCGCTCAAACAGATTCTGCTCGACTCGAATAACGAAAATTTTGCAGAAGTCGAGCGCATGATCTGCCTCATAAGCGACAAATTCCCCGAGGAAGCCATTATAGATTTCCCGTATTGACCCTTCAGCCGCGCCCCCGCCGAATCCGATTCAACGGAAACGGCGGGGGCAGTATGAAGCGGTATAGGAGAAACGATAAATGAAAATAAGCATGAAACTCGACGCTTCCGCTTTCGAAGCGAAAACGAAAAAGCAGATTAGGAATCTTGCGTATTCGACAGTCCAGGCAATTAACGATACGGCAAAGCAGGTGCAGGAAGCCGTGCGTAAAGATATGGAAAAGCGGTTTAATATACGAAGTGATAAAACAAAGAAGTTCTTATTTCAGCGCATAAAGATATCGCAATTTGCGGATGTAAATAAAAACAAGCCGTATGCGGAAATCAGCATTGATATCAAAAACAAGGCGCGGCTCTTATTGCCGTTATACGAAACAGGCGGGGAAAGAAAACCGTTCTTTGGAAAACAAATGGCTGTACCAATTACATCAACCGCGCGTGAAGGAAGTATTAATAAGCCCGTCGCAGATGATTTTAGATGGGATAAGATGAAAATAAAAAAATATAAAACAAAAGCAAGGGAGATAATAAAGTATAAAACAAAGTTAAATGGCGTTATAACGAAATACAAACCAAAGGAAAGAAAAACGCAGTTAAAGGGGCGACAACGAACATTTGTCATGAAAGGCCGCTTATGGCAGCGCATAGGGTCGGGCAGGCGCGATATCAGGGCGATCTATCATTTCAGTAAGCCGTTCAGGTTACGCAAGCGTCTGCGCTTTGTCGATATAAGCAAAGAAACTTATCAAAAACAATTCCAGGAAAACTTTTACAGAAGATTTTACAAACTAAGTCAATAACTATGATGAAACTTTTGAAAAACGAAAAAGGTACTTTGGGAACTCTAAGCTGCGGGTAATCCGGCGAGCGCGGCCTGTATCCATTTTTTTGGATTTTTGGGGAGGGGTTGGATTTTGGATTTAGAGTTATTTGCTGATCTGCTCGACAAGGAGCCGAAGAAGGCGAAGGAAAAGCGCCCTGAGTAGACTATGCGGGCGAGTTCTTATCGCGGGACGCCTGCGATCCGCGCGAAAAGGTATTCATCCGAACGCCAGATTGAGGAAACTTGCGGGTTTGAGATTGCGGAAGGCGAGTCGCTGCACGTTATCAGCCAGGGCGACATTGACAGCCTGACATTCCTTCGCTGGATAGTGCGCCAGCAAAAATTGAAATACTGCCTGATTTCGTCGTGGTGTATCGGTGCGGATGATGTTGATGAAATTCTGCAATGGATTAAATCCGGAAGAATAGGCAAATGCGATATCTACGTCGGCGAAATCTTCAAAGGTTCCTATCGGCTTATATGGGATCGGCTATGTTCAGAGTTTCATGAGTTGCAATGCGGGCGGATTTGTTTATTCCGCAACCATTCGAAAGTCATGAGCGAAATCGGCGACTGGGCGTTTACAATCGAATCATCGGCAAATATCAACACAAACCCCCGCGCGGAAAATACCGTTATTACCAGAGGGGAAGGGCTTTACAAATTTTACAAAGATTATTTCGACAACATTATTTCATTTGAAAAAAATTTCGGTAATTGGACGCCATATAAAGACAATGAGTGATAAGAACGGGATTGTAGGCTTACGTGAAATAATGGCCGAGTTCGGGGTGTCAGACCAGACGATATACAACTATGTCAACAAGGGGATGCCTGAAGCGGGACACGATAAATACAATCTTTTGGAGTGTTATAGATGGCGTACAAAAAAGCTTGAGGGCGCGCTTAAAGAAGCGCAGTCAACAAGCAAATGCAAGCTTGATGAAGAGAAAATCAGGCAGACGGCGGCGGATGCGGATATCAAGGAAATCAAGGCGGCTCAGTTGCGCGGGGAACTTATCCCACTGGATGCGTTTGAACGGACGGTCGGCGCGGTATTCGGTTTTGTGCGCCAGGGGTTTCTTACGATTCCCGGCCGGACGGCTTCGCAACTGGAAGGTATTGACAGGCATGAAATCAAAGAACGGCTCGCGCGCGCGGTACGTGAAACGCTTGCCGGCTTGAGCGAGGAGGAAGCATTTGATAGAGCTATCAGGGACACAAGAACAGCAATCGGCGATTTTTTACGGGTACAGCCCGGAACTGGAAAGAAACCTGCGGCGAGCAATACGAAAGGTGTTAAAAAGCCTCGCGCCGCCTCCGGAGGTAAACGTAAGCCAGTGGGCGGAACAAAATCTCGTGCTAAGAAAAGGAACAAGCAGCCGCCCCGGCCCGTGGCGCACTGAGAGTTACCAGCGCGAGATACTCGAATGCCTCACCGATTCGCGCGTCCGCGTCGTAGTGTTCCGCAAATCGACGCAGGTCGGATGGTCGGCCATCCTGAACGCAATAGCGGCGTACTTCATCGCCGCCGACCCTTCCACCATCCTGTTTGTCCAGGCCGGCAAGGAAAACTCCGAAGAGTATTCCAAAAAGCGCATCGCGCCGCTTATCATCGACTGCCGCGCCCTGTCGGAATTAATCGCCCCGGCGTCAAAACGCCAGGGGAACACCCTGCTTTTGAAGGAATTTCCGGGCGGCTTCCTGCGCTTCGCCTTCGCGACCTCGGCGAAGTCTCTTAGGTCGGACGCCATCCGCATATTGATACTCGACGAGGTTGACGGCTACGTTGACGATTGCGAAGGGGAAGGCAACCCCGTTGACATAGCAATGCGCCGGACGGACACCTTTGACGACGCCAAAATACTGATCGGTTCAACGCCGGCAAAGCCAAAGGGCTTATCGCAGGTGGAGGATTATTTTACCCGATCAGATCAGAGATATTACTGGGTTCCATGCCCTGACTGCGGGTTCATGCAGCCGCTCGTATGGCGCGACCTGGGCGACTTCGTGCCGCCGCACGAGGCGGAACTCTACAAGGGCATATTCGGCACGGGCGCGTATCGCCTGCGCTGGGAAAAGGACGAAAAGGGCGCGCCCGTTCCCGGCACGGTACGCTACCACTGCGCCCATTGCGATTACGGCATCGACGAGCGCTATAAGCAGAAAATGCTTGACGCCGGCGAATGGCGGCCGCGCTTTCCCGGACGGCGCGACATGGCGGGCTATACCGTCGCGGGGTTTTCGATAAACGCGCTCTATTCCCCGTGGACATCAACCGTATGGAGCACAATCGCGCAGGAATGGCACGAAGCCCAGGACGATCCGGAAAAACTGAAAGCCTTCGTCAACCTGCGTCTCGGCGAGGTATGGAACGACGAAGAGCGCGGGTTTAACCTGAACGATGTTCTTGCCGCCCGGACTGAACGCTACCCGCTTATCAAGCCGGTTGAAACCGGCGGCATATCGCACTGGAACAACCAGCTTGTCCCCTCGCGCTGCTGTCTGCTCATCGGCACGGCGGATATACAGCGCGGCGGCGGCGGCCGCATTGAAGCGCAGATCACGGGTTTCGGGCCGGGCGAGGAATCATGGCTGATTGCCCACGAGAGTTTTATGGGCGACGCTTCGGTGGTTGACGGCCACGGCGTCTGGGGCGAGGTAGACAGATTCTTTCTCCGCGAATGGCCGCACGAATCCGGCGCGCTGTTGCGCCCGGAAATATGCCTTGTGGATTCCGGCGACCAGACCGCCGCCGTTTACGAGTTTGTGCTGAGGCGTCAGATTGCCGCCCGCCGCGTCTTCGCGTGCAAGGGCATAGACCGCCTTTCAAGCCCCGGGCTGGCAAAGCAGGGTATGGCAAAAAAGCAGTTTGTCAAACTGTGGATGATTGCGGCCGACGCCGGGAAAGATCGCGTATACGCCCGCCTGAAGATACCGCCGCACCCGAAAGGCGAGCCGCGCCCCGGCTATCACCATCTCCCGGACTGGACGACGGAAGAATATCTGAAGCAACTGGCCAGCGAGCGCAAAACCATGGAAAAGGACAAAAAGACCCATCGGTACAGACAGCGGTACACGCAGGTTTACGTGCGCACGGAAGCGCTTGATCTGACCGTTTACGCCCACGGCGGGCTGTTTATCTTGCAGACGTTCATTGATCCGGCGCGATACCGCAATCTTGAAAAGCTGCATGCGGAATTTATCGAGAGCGGGAAAAACGCGCCCGGAAGCGCCCGGCGCCCGGCGCGGCAAAATGGCGCGGGATTCAGGATAATTTCAGAAGGGGTTTCGATCTGACATGCAAAACATGTACGAAATAATGCGTATGAAAGACGTGGCAAAAATGGCCGGGGTTTCAAGATCAACGCTTTACGGGTGGGTAAAAAAGGGGCTTTTAACCCCGCCCGTCAAGCGCGTCGGTAAAAGCCCCGGATGGCCGGTTTATGAAATCGAAAGGTTCAACTGCGCCCGGATCGCCGGATGGACAGAAGACGAAATCAAAGTACTGGCGCGCGAGTTTATGTCGCTAAGGTGCGCGCGGTAAATCCCCTTGACCATATGTAAGATAATACGCACAATGTGAGACACTGGCGGACGGATGAAGCGTAAAGAATTGATAAGACTTTTAGAGCGGAATGGGTGGCGATTTGAGCGCGAAGGCGGAAACCATTCTGTTTACACCAATGGAAAAGAGGAAGAATTTATTCCGCGCCATACTGAAGTTCGTGAAGGATTGGCGAGAAAAATAATCAGCAGGCGCGGACTGAAAGAATAGGGGGGGGCTATGAACAACGCTGTATATCCTGTTGTTATTTCTCCAGACGATGATTGGTATATTGTCCGCGTTCCAGACCTTGACCGCGAAACACAGGGAAAAGATATCGCCGAAGCTATTATGATGGCGCGCGATCTCATAGGATTGATCGGCATTACTTACGAAGACAAAGGAAAACCTGTACCGAAACCATCCACAAAAGAACCGGCGCATGACTCCGGCGAAATGGTTGCATGGGTAGACGTGGATTTTAAAAGATATCGGTTAATGCACGACCAGAAAAGCGTTCGTATGAATATCTCCATACCGCGGTATCTGAAAGCACTGGGAGAGGAAACAGCTATGAAAGAATACGACGTTTTATTTTTATGGGACGATGAAAGCCAAACCTGGGTAGCGCAAAATGACGAAATCCCGTTTTGTATCGGCAGTGAAACACTTGAAAAACTCATGGAGCGCGTGAAAGGCGTTGCGCCCGAAACGCTGGAAATTAACGGCAAGGAATATAAAAACATACGCTTAAATTTCATCATTAAAGGTGTTAAGCCTGCCGAGGTTGTCGAGGCCGTTGCGTAATGGCGGAATATGAGAAAAAAGTACGCAAGGTGTTAACCGAGAACGGCTGTTATTTTGTCCGACACGGCAAAGGCGATCATGATATGTGGCACAGCCCGATAAATAATCACAGTTTTCCGGTTGATGGGAAAATACCGAGTCGAATAACGGCAAACGGGATCATGAAACAGGCGGGTATCAGCCACCGCTTTTAAAGATGTTTTGCCGCCGAACCCCCGCAATATTTTAACCCTGTCAAGAGTTTTTTTTACTGTCTCCCAGTGTTTCTCAGTGTTTCCCACTGTATCACGCCGCGCCCCTCAAAAGCCCCTTTTTTAAACCCCGTGTTACTTTTTCCGCATTATGGCTGGGATTACGTTACAGCAGGCTCAGGAAATATTACAGGCGACGGTAGATTCGTATAAAGCGACGCTGAAGCTTCAGGCATGGACGCACAAAGACCGGCAGGCGCAAAAAGCCAGACTCGCCGAACTCCTTGAATCGCTTAAATACTGGCAAGCGGAAGTCGCCCGCCTGTCGTCGCCTTCGTCGCGCACGGGCGGCATGACGCTCATAAGGGTGAGGCCGGTATGAGCGCGAAAATGCTGCAATTCCCCCCGGCCCAGGCAATGGAGATCATCCGCGCGGCCAAAGCCCGCGCCGGCGCTTCCATAGGCGGATATTCCGCCACAGGCCCGGATAACTTCGGCCTGGCCAGATGGACGACCACCGGATCGGACGCCGACGGCGCTTCACTGCCGGATATCCCGAAACTGCGCGAGCAATCCCGCGACCTTTTGCGCAACTCCCCTTTATCCACCGGCGCGATAGGCACGGTGGTTTTGTCCGTAGCCGGCACCGGCCTATCGCTGTTCCCGCGCCCGGACATAAAAACCCTCGGCTGGACGCGCGAATACGGATCAGATTGGGCGTCAAAGTCCCGTCGAGAATGGCGGCTGTGGGCCGAAAACGCAGATTGTGACGCCACGCGGTCTCAGAATTTCTACGGCCTTCAGGCGCTTGCCTTCCGTTCCGCGCTCGAATCAGGCGACGTTTTCGCCCTGCTGCCGTTCGGCGATAAGGCAAGCCCGTACCGTCTGCAAATCCAGCTTGTCGAAGCCGACCGCGTAGCAAACCCGACAAGAATGACGCTCGACGGCGCGAGGTTGGAAAACGGAAACCGCGTCTTTGCCGGCGTGGAGAAAAACAACTATGGCGCTCCCGTCGCCTACCACATCCTGAAAAACCATCCCGGCAGTGTCGACGGAGCAAGAGATTACGAGGTGAGGCGTTACGCCGCTTTCGGCAAAAAGACCGGCAGGCGCAACGTGATACACCTGTTTGACCGCCTGCGCCCCGACCAGTCGCGCGGCGTACCCTACCTCGCGCCTGTAATAAGCGCCCTCCACCAACTGGGCAGATACACGGAGGCGGAACTTTCGGCGGCGGTGATAACGGGCAGTCTTACCGGGTTTATCAAAACGCCCGCCCCGAACGAATACGGCGCGCTGCCGGCGGACGAAGGCGGCCAGACAAACGTCATGGATTTGGGCATAGGGACGCTTGCGCGGCTCGATCCCGGCCTTGACGTTGTTTTCCCGGACGCGAAACGGCCTAACAACGCCTTTGATCCATTCGTGCAGGCGGTGCTCGGCCAGATCGGCGTCGCGCTCGGTTTACCGCACGAGGTTTTAATAAAACATTTCCGGGCGTCGTACAGCGCGTCGCGGGCGGCGCTCCTGGAAGCGTGGAAGTTTTTCAGCGTCCGGCGCGAATGGCTTGCCGCCGGATTCTGTCAGCCGGTCTATGAAGCGTGGATGGATGAAGCCGTAAGTCTCGGACGCATATCCGCGCCGGGGTATTTCGACGACCCGCTTTTGCGCACGGCGTATCTCGGCTGCGAATGGCGCGGCGACGCCCCCGGCAGCATCGACCCTGTAAAAGACGCGAAAGCGGCGCGTGAGCGCCTCAGTATGCACCTCACGACGCTTGAAGAGGAAGCGATGGCGTACAACGGATCAGACTGGGAAGAAATCTATCCGCAGATTGTTCGTGAGAGAGAAATGCTTTCCGCCGCCGGATTGGCCTTACCTCCCCAGTCCGCGAAAGGAACCGGCGGCGTTCCCGCGCCGCCGGATTCCGACGACAACGACGATGAAGATGAGGATGTGTAGGGGCGCACCTATGTGTGCGCCCTTGTAACGAACAAGGAAATTATGCGCATAATCGACGTTTTGACAAGTCCGTGGGCAATCGAGCCGGAAAAGTTCCAGCAGATATGCGCCGTATACCGCCGGCGTGTTTTAGAAGAGAAAATCGACGTTGCCGCGTTTGAGGCGGCCTATGGAAAGCGCCAGGCTGAAAAGCCGGAAAGTTACAATGTCGTAAACGGCACGGCGCTTATCCCCCTTACCGGCGTTTTGGCAAAGCGTATGAACCTGCTCTCAAACATCAGCGGCGGGACATCGACGCGCATATTTCAATTGGCAATGGAAGACGCCGTCCAAAACCCGGACGTGAAAAGCATCGTCGTTTCAATCGACTCGCCCGGCGGCACGGTTGACGGTACTCAGGCCGCCATGCAGTCAATAAGATCGGCGCGACAGTACAAGCGCGTCGTCGCCCTGGCCGACGGCATGATGGCAAGCGCCGCTTACTGGATAGGCAGCGCCGCCGAAAGCGTCTATATCGCCGATGAAACCACGGTTGTCGGCAGTATCGGCGTAGTCACCACGCATGAAGATTGGAGCCGCGCGGAAGACGCCGCCGGCGTCAGGGTAACGGAGATAACGGCAGGGCGGTACAAACGCATAGCGTCGGAACACGCCCCGCTGTCTCCGGAAGGCCGCGCAAGCATACAAGAGCAGGTTGACGCCATTTACAAGGTATTTGTCGACGATGTCGCCGCGAACCGCGGACGCGACGCGGAAACGGTCTTGCGCGATATGGCCGATGGAAGGGTTTTCACCGGAAAGAAAGCAATCGACGCGGGGCTTGCCGACGGCATTAAGAGCCTGCCGGAAGTAACCGCATTACTGAGTACGCCAATTAAACAAGGCGCACGCGCGCCGAAATCG